AAGAAGGATAAGAAATCCATTCCTTTGGCTATTATGATTGCAGTTGGCAAGCCTAAAGCTATGCCTGTTCGTGGTAGCCGTACCGCTACTAACATGATGAAAAAAACTGGTCGTGGAAAATGAAAAAAGCAGCAGCCGCCAAAAAAGTTGGTAAAGTCATGCATGAGTACAAGACTGGAATGCTCCATTCTGGCTCTAAGAAAGGCCCTGCCGTTACTTCTCGTAAACAAGCAATTGCCATTGCTTTGAGTGAAGCAGGCATGAGCAAGCCAATGAAGAAGAAAAAATGAAGCAAGGTCTTTACGCTAACATTCATGCCAAACAGGAACGCATCAAGGCTGGTTCTGGCGAAAAGATGCGCAAAGTAGGTTCTAAAGGCGCTCCTACTAAGGCGGCATTTAAGGTTGCAGCTAAGACTGCAAAGAAACCTAAAAAGGTGAAGTGATGAAATCTCCAGTTTGGCAAACAAAAGCAGGAAAAAACTAAGCCATGCAAACAGAGGTAATTGTCAAACAATGCACAAAATGCCGTGTAACGAAAGATATTAACTTTTTTTATACAGTAGGTAAAAAAATAGATGGATCACCAAAATACAATTCTTGGTGTGCAAAGTGTATTTCAGTTAAACAGGCGACTTACCACACAAGGACTTGGGGTGCAGAAAAACTGCAATATACTGCATTCAAAAGAACTAAGTCAGTTCGTTCATACTTGCAGTATTTAAGATCAAAAGCAGTATCTAGGAAAAAAGAAGGTGATGTAATTTCACTTGATGCTTTAGAGTTATTGTGGAATATTCAAAAAGGATGTTGCGCTTTAACTGGTTGGCAGATGACAATGGAATTGGCAAATGGAGTAGTACAAACCAACTGCAGTTTGGATAGGATTGACTCTTCTTTGGGTTACATAGTCGGAAATGTTCAATTGGTATGTAGGATTGCCAATGTTTCAAAAAATGCTTTATCAACAGAAGATTTCATAAACTTATGTCAAGCTGTATTGGAGCAAAAAAATGCCAAAAACTAGTGCATGGCAAAGAAAAGAAGGTAAATCTGCTTCTGGGGGCTTGAATGCCAAAGGAAGAGCATCGTATAATGCAGAAACTGGTGGTCATTTAAAAGCACCAGTTAAGTCGGGAGACAACCCTCGTAGGGCATCCTTTTTAGCACGAATGGGCAATATGCCTGGCGCTGAGATGAAAGATGGGAAGCCTACCCGACTCCTTCTATCTCTTAGAGCTTGGGGTGCATCGTCCAAGGAAGACGCTAAAGCAAAGGCTAAAGCGATCTCTAAGAGGAATAAGAAGTGAGAGCAGTATCCGTTGGAGTTGAACCCACAGCCGCTACGCTGACTACTGTTTATACAGTACCAACGGGATATTATGCTCACTTCAATCTCTTATACGCCCACAATGCTTCTGGGTCTACCAAGCACTTCACGGCTCAATGGTATGACGCAAGTACGACTGTTTCTTACGATATTTTGTTTGAGTACTCTTTAACAGCAAAAGAATACTTAAAGTTTGATGGCGGTGCTTATATTGTGTTGGAAGAAGGCGATCAGATTCGTGTGAATACTGAAACTGGAAGTTCCTATACTTTTATTTGCACATTTGAGATTAACGGGGCACAACGATCATGACCTACTTAGAATTAGTTAACGATGTGCTTGTGCGCTTGCGTGAGAGTACTGTTTCTACTGTTGGTGAAACAACCTATTCCTCTTTGATTGGCAAGTTTGTCAATGATGCCAAGCGTCAAATTGAAGATGCCTATACTTGGAATTGTCTATCGCAGACAGTAACAGTAACCACAACTGGTGGCACACATTCTTATGCTTTGACTGGTGTTGGTCAAAAGTTTCGTGTGATGGATGCACTGAACACAACTAGCAATGTTGTGATGGGAGATGTTCCATTTACAAGCATGAATCGCAAGTTGAACTTTGTCACTCCTGTTCAAGGAATTCCATCTGAATATTGCTTCAATGGCGTAGATTCTAGTGGCGACACAAAGATTGATTTATATCCAATTCCTGATGGAGTCTACACAGTTTTGTTTGATGTAATTGTTCCTCAGGCAGCATTGTCTTCTGACTCAACAACTGTAAAGGTCTTGGACTACTTGGTGACGCAAAGTGCCTATGCTCGTGCTTTGATTGAGCGTGGCGAGGATGGCGGTACATCTAGTTCAGAGGCTTATGCTTTGTTCAGGGGTATGTTGTCTGATGCAATTGCAACAGAGAGTACTCGTTATCCTGAAGAATCTAATTTTGAGGCAGTCTAATGGCGGCACAACTTCAAAGTTACAGTTTGTCAGCACCAGGCTTTTACGGCCTGAATACTGAAGATTCGCCTTTAGATTTAAGTGCTGGCTTTGCTTTGGTTGCTACTAACTGTATCTTGGATCAATATGGTCGTATTGGTGCTAGAAAAGGTTGGTCACGAGTTAACTCATCGTCTGGCGCATTGGGCGCTAATGATGTCGGTGTTATCCATGAGTTGATTCAGACTGATGGCACATTAACTGTACTATTTGCTGGAAACAGTAAGATATTTAAACTTGGTACTTCTAATGCAGTAACCGAGTTGACATATGGTGGTGGTGGCACTGCACCAACAATTACTGCAAACAACTGGCAATGTGCAACTCTTAATGGGGTTGCATATTTCTTCCAGACTGGTCACGATCCATTGATTTACGACCCTGCAGTAAGTACTACTACTTATCGTAGAGTTTCTGAGAAAAGTGGTTATGTAGCAACTGTTCCACAAGCAAATATCTGTTTATCTGCTTTTGGTCGCTTATGGGTTGCTAATACTGCTACTGACAAAACAACCATTAGCTTTTCTGATTTGATTGCTGGTCATGTTTGGTCTGGTGGCACTTCAGGTTCTCTAGATATTTCTCGTGTGTGGCCTAATGGTGCAGATGAAATCATGGGCTTGGCTGCTCACAATGATTTCTTGTTTATCTTTGGTAAACGACAGATTCTTGTTTATTCTGGCGCTTCTACTCCTGCATCTATTGTATTGAGCGATACAGTTGGAAATATTGGTTGTATTGCTAGAGACACGATCCAAAGCATTGGCTCTGATGTTGTTTTCTTGTCAGACTCAGGTGTTCGCTCATTGATGAGGACTATTCAAGAGAAATCTGCTCCTTTGCGTGACCTTTCTAAGAATGTTCGTTTTGACCTGAATTCATCATTAGCAAGCGAAACATTGGAAAATCTGAAGTCTGTTTACTCAGAAAAAGAAGCGTTTTATCTGCTTGTTTTGCCTGCAACATTCCAAGTTTATTGCTTTGATACTAAGCAAACATTGCAAGATGGCTCATCTCGTGTGACCAAATGGGACTCAATTGCCCCAACTTGCTTGAAATCACTTAGAAATGGTGATTTGTACATTGGAAAGAATGGCTACATAGGTAAGTACGACACTTATCTTGATGACACATCTACTTATCGTTTTGCTTATTACACAAACAATGCTGACTTGGGTAATCCTAACCAAATTTCAATCCTTAAATCAGTTACCGCCATCGTAATTGGTGGTTCTAATCAGTATTTGACGATTAATTGGGGCTTTGATTATTCAGGTGCCTATCGTGCAGAGAATGTTTATATTCCTTCACAGACAAGCTATGAATATGGTACTGCTGAATACAACATTGCTGAGTATACAAGTGGTGTCGCAATTAAGACACTAACTGCAAATGCTTCTGGTGCAGGAAAAATTGTCCAGACTGGGTATGAAACAACTATCAATGGAGTTTCATTTTCTCTACAAAAGATTGAAATTCAAGCCAAAGATGGCAAAATCGGCTAAGAGGTAAATTATGTCAAATTACACCAAGACAACTAACTTTGCATCAAAAGACAACCTGTCACCTGGCAATCCTCTAAAGATTGTCAAGGGTACTGAGATTGATACAGAGTTTAATAATATTGCAACTGCAATTGCTACAAAGACAGACAACTCTGCTGCCGCAATTACTGGCGGCTCAATTACTGGTATTACAGACTTAGCCATTGCTGATGGTGGTACAGGTGCTTCTACCGCCAATGCCGCTTTGAATAACTTGTTGCCAAGCCAAGCATCTGCTTCTGGTAAGTATTTGAAGAGCAATGGTACTGACTCTTCATGGGATGCTTTGGATATCTCTACTGCCGACATCACAGGCACTCTTCCTGTTGCTAATGGCGGTACTGGCGTAACAACTTCTACTGGTACAGGAGCTGTTGTTCTGTCAAACAGCCCTACTTTGGTGACTCCTGCCTTGGGAACTCCATCTTCTGGTACGGCAACTAACCTCACAGGTCTACCGATCTCTACAGGTGTTTCAGGTCTTGGTACTGGTGTAGCGACATTCTTGGGTACTCCTTCAAGTGCCAATCTTGCTTCTGCCGTAACAGATGAAACTGGTTCTGGTGCTTTGGTGTTTGCCAATAGCCCAACTTTGGTTACTCCAGCTTTGGGAACACCATCATCTGCTACTTTGACAAATGCTACTGGTTTGCCAATCAGTACTGGTGTGAGTGGTTTGGGTACGGGGGTGGCTTCTTTCTTGGCTACTCCTAGTTCAGCAAACTTGGCTACTGCCGTTTCTGATGAAACAGGTAGCGGTGCGCTTGTCTTTGCTAACTCACCTACTCTTGTAACTCCTGCTCTTGGTACGCCTGCTAGTGCCACTTTAACGAACGCTACAGGGCTTCCAATTGCTACTGGTGTGTCAGGTCTAGGAACAGGTGTTGCAACGGCTCTAGCGGTCAATGTAGGCTCTTCTGGTGCTCCTGTGGTTAATGGTGGTGTGCTTGGTACTCCATCAAGCGGTACAGCAACTAACCTGACTGGTTTGCCTTTGTCTACTGGTGTGACAGGTACTTTGCCTGTTGCCAATGGTGGTACAGGACAGACTTCTTACACAGATGGCCAATTGTTGATTGGTAACTCTACTGGCAACACTCTAACCAAAGCCACTTTAACTGCTGGAACTGGAATAACAGTTACCAATAGTGCGGGTGGTATTACTATTGCAGCCTCTGGTGGTTCTGGATCGGGCGATGTTGTTGGCCCATCATCTTCTACAGACAATGCAATTGTTCGTTTTGACGGAACTACAGGAAAGTTAATTCAAAACAGCGCAGTAACTATTGCTGATGATGGAACAACTATTATTTCAACTAGTAGCACATCCGATGCTTTGCGTATTACGCAAACAGGCTCGGGTAATGCACTTGTTGTAGAAGATTCTGCTAATCCTGATTCAACACCTTTTGTTATTAATAATGATGGACGTTTAATTGCTGGAACGACTAACGCTTATTCAGCAAATACCATAAGCCCAAAATATCAATCACACACCACATCTGTTTTTGACGGTGGTTTTGGTGGGGCTTCTTGGGAGGCTAATTCAAACCCACAAGTTACTTGGTTTGCAAAATCACGCAGTGGCACTATTGGCACGCAGACAATTGTTCAAGCTAATGATGCTTTGGGTCGTTTTTCTTATTTTGGAAGTGATGGAACTTCTTTTATAGAAGCAGTAAGGATTCAAGCCGCAGTAGACGGCACTCCCGGCACCAACGACCTGCCGGGTCGTCTGGTGTTCAGCACCACTGCTGCTGGCGCGTCCATCCCGACCGAGCGGATGCGTATTGATAATGCGGGTCAGGTGGGGATTGGTGGAACACCTTCGGCAGGTCAAACCTTGCGTATCAGCAAGAACATTACCGGAGCCACGACTGGCCGAGGCGCAATAGTTACGTCAACAGTTCAATCTGATGTTACAAGTGTTGTGTATGGGTATTCAACTTTCTTAAATACACAAGCCGCTTCATTCACTTTATCTTCACTGTCCCACTATCACGCACAACAGGGAACAATTGGTTCCGGTTCTACTTTAACCAACCAGTTTGGCTATTACGTAGACTCCAGTCTAACCGGTGCAACCAACAACTACGGCTTCTATGGCGGTATTGCAAGCGGTACAGGTCGTTATAACCTGTACATGGCAGGTACTGCTGCTAACTACTTTGGTGGTCAGATTCAACTAAATCAGGACTACATTGAGAAGACAACTTCTGCAAACACCTCGACCGCATACACGATCGACTTGACTAACGGAACTGTGCAGACGCTGACATTAACTGGCAACTGCACATTCACATTCCCAACCGCAGTTGCAGGAAAGTCGTTCCTAATTATGCTGAAGCAAGATGCGACAGGCTCTCGCACTGTAACTTGGCCAGCATCAGTGAAATGGCCTTCTAGCACAGCACCAACCATTACAGCGACCGCTAGCAAGATGGATGTCTACTCGTTTGTGTCTGACGGTACTTACTGGTATGGTGGTACTGGTGGTCAAAACTATTTGTGAGGCAAGAAAATGTTTGCAGCTCGTAACGCAATTTTCACAGCCGTAACAAAGCAAATTGCATCGTCCGTCGAGTACCTCGTTGTCGCTGGTGGAGGCGGTGCTGGTCTTAGTGGAGGCGGTGGCGGTGCTGGAGGATATAGAACAAGTACAGTAGCTGTCTCTGCTGGCTCTGCATTGACAGTAACTGTTGGCGCTGGTGGTGCTGGTAGTTCAACTATTGGCATAACTGGTTCAAATGGACAAGACTCAGTTTTTAGCAGCATCACATCTGTTGGTGGTGGCGGTGGTGGTTCTTTTAATTCAGTAATTGCTACTGGAAACTCTGGTGTAACTGGAGGCTCTGGCGGTGGTGGTGCTAGCGGATATAACACAGTTTCCGCTGGAACTGCTGGTTCTGGAACATCTGGTCAAGGAAACTCTGGTGGTGTTTCCACAGGAACTTTTGGCCAACCATATTCCGCTAGTGGCGGTGGTGGTGCTAGTGCTGTTGGAGGCGATGGAACAAGTAACAGTCCAAATTCTGGTAATGGAGGTGCTGGTAGTTCTTCAAGTATTTCTGGAACTTCTACAACATACGCTGGCGGTGGTGCTGGTGGTGCTGCTGGCTCAAGTAACGGCCCTCCAAATGGTGTTGGTGGTACTGGAGGCGGTGGTAGCACCACATCAACTTACACAGCTGCTGGTGATAATGGAACAGCCAACACAGGTGGCGGTGGTGGCGGTGGATGGGGTGGTAATGGTGGCTCTGGCGGCTCTGGAATTGTAATTATTCGCTACGCAGACACTTTTGAAGCGGCAGCCTCAACCACAGGCTCACCCACAATTACTGTTGCTGGTGGCTATCGTGTTTATAAATGGACTGGTTCAGGGTCTATTACTTTTTAAATGAGCATAGACATGGCACATTTTGCACACATTACAAACGGCATCGTTGACCAAATTATTGTCATAGACGAAGAAACTTTAGCATTAGGTTATTGGGGTGACCCAAACGAATGGAAGCAGACTTCATATAACACTCATGGTGGTCAACATCCAGAAGGCAGGCCATTGCGTAAAAATTATGCTGGCATTGGTTATTATTATGATGATCAACGAGATGCTTTTATTCCACCAAAACCATTTGCATCTTGGAGTCTTAATGAATCCACTTGTTTGTGGGATGCGCCAACACCAATGCCAAATGATGGCAAAGTTTATTGTTGGAATGAAGAAACATTATCTTGGATTGAATTTACTTTTTAAGGTGAATTATGGACGCTCATGTTGATAATTTCCATAATGACACAACAAAATCACCCACAATTAGTTTGAGTAGTGGATTTAGAGTTTATAAATTCACAGTTAGTGGTTCAATTACTTTCTGATTTTTATAGATTCATTTAAAATACAAGCGTGTAAAGGAAAATAATCATGGCCGTGACCAATCAACAAATATTGGATTTCTTGACTGCAAATCCTGGCATTAGCGATGCCGAGATCGTCGCGGCTATGGAGCAATATGGGGTATCTCCTGCACAAATGGCTCAAGCTGTTGGTGTATCAGAGGGAGAGGTGGCGGCTCGTGTAGCGGCAACAGTACCGCCTGGTCAAGCCAAACTTCTTGGTGACACATGGGTTCAACCTCAATATCAAGTAACTGGTTCTGGAGAAGACCAACAAGTTGGTGGCATTGAGAGTGTTTCTGTATATAAAACTACTGGTGGTGTTAACGATCAAGTACCAACTGGAACTGGAATTACGAACTATGCACCTACTGGTGAATTTGTAAGTACTGGTAAGACTCAAGATGTTGACAATTCGATGCTTCCATTTATCTTGGGTGCAGCAGGATTGTTTGGTGGTCTAGGTGGTGGCTTTGAGAGTTTGCTGGGTGGTGGCGCTACCGCAGGAGCCGCAGGAACTGTTGGTTCTACTGGTTTGACAATGGGTGAACTTGCTCAACTAGACTTGGCTCTAGGTGGTGCAGGTGGTACTGCGGGGGCTACTTCTCTTGCAAACTCTTTGATGACGGGCGCACTTGCTCCAACATTAACTAATTTAACTGGCGGTAGTGGACTAGGTACTGCAGGAACTATTGGTAATACTGGCATGACTTTATCTGAGTTGACACAACTCGATATGGCATTAGGTGGCCCTGGCGGTACTTTAGGTGCTTTGACTCTTGCTGAACAACTTGGTGGTTTAACTGCGGGTACTTTGACTGGTGCTTCTCTCGCAGGAGGTGCAGGAACTACTGGTGCATTGGCTGGTGGCGCTGCAGCATCTACACTTGGTGGTGGTGCTTCAACACTTGGTGGGGCTACTACATTAGGTGGTGGGGCTTCTACATTGGGTGGAGGAGCAACAACTTTAGGTGGTGGTGCGTCAACATTAGGTGGAGGAGCCGCAACTACTCTTGGTGGTGGTGCAGCAACATCTTTGTTGGGCGGTGGTTCTAGTGTTGTCAATTCATTGCTTGGTGGTGCAGGTAGTGCCGCAGTAAATACATTGCTTGGCGGTACTAAAGCAAACCTTGGAAACATCATTTCTGGTGGTTTGACTACTGCAGGCGGTTTACTGCAACAACAAACATCTAAAGAAGCGGCTCAAAGAGCGCAGGCAATGATTGACGCTGAGACTGCTGCTGCCAAACAAGCGGCTATGTTCCGTCCTGTTGGCATGACAACACGATTTGGAACTTCCCAATTCCAAGTTGATCCTGTAACTGGTCGAATCACTAGTGCAGGATATACATTGAGTCCTGAAGCTAAGTATGCTCAAGACAAATTAGCAGCACAAGCAAATATTGGACTGCAACAGATTGAACAAGCTCCTACTCAGTTTGCTCCGTTACAGACTGGCGCACAACGACTATTTGGTTTGGGAACTCAGTATTTAGCACAATCTCCAGAAGATGTTGCTAAAAACTATATGGCTCAACAATTGGCTTTGTTACAACCAGGTCGTGAGTTGGAGTTGGCAAACCTTCAGAATAAACTGCAACAACAAGGTCGTGCAGGTCTATCCGTTGCTCAAGGTGGTACTTATGGTGCTACTACTCCTGAATTACAGGCTTTGTATAACGCTCGTGCAATGCAAGAGGCTCAGTTGGCTGCTCAAGCTCAACAAGCTGGTCAACAACAAGTTGCATTCGGTGCAGGATTGCTTGGCACAGGCGCTCAAACACTTGGTAACTACTATGCAGGTCAACAAGCCGCTTATGCGCCTTATACGACTGCTTTGGGACAAATGCAAGCCTTGGAGACTGCAGGTCAGCAACCATTTACTATGGGTGTTGGTTTAGGTCAAACTGCCGCACAAGCAGGTGCTAATGTTGGTCAACTTGGTTTGAAAGGTGCTGGACTAAGTACTGCTTTGGCTACTGGTGAGGCGGCAACCAATAATCCATATGCTTCATTGTTGTCTGGATTGGGTGGTTCTAATACATTTGGTACTGCGGCAGGCAATCTGTTAGGCGGTTTATTTGGAATGAATGCACCTGTAAACGCTTTAAGTTCAGCCGCTTATGGACCAGGCAATGCTGGTTTCCAAAATATGCTCAACGACATTTACGGATAAGGAAATATCATGGCAGAAAGTATGATTGGAAGCCTCTTCGGTCTAAGCCCCGAAATTTATGGTGAGCAACAAAGAGTTGGCGCTTTGAATGAGGGTGTTGCACTGGCAAACCTTAATCCTGCGGCTCGTGGTGCGGCATTGACCTATGCGGGTGCTAAAGGTCTAGGTACTGCCATTGGTGGTGCTATGGGTGTTCAAGACCCACAATTGCAGATGATTAGTGCTAGGAAAGCTATTCTTGGACAGATTGACCAAACAAACCCTGAGTCTTTGATTAAAGGCGCACAAACCCTTGCTCAAATGGGCGACCAACAAGGTGCTTTTGCTTTAGCAGACTATGCTCGCAAGGCTCAGAGTGAAGTTGCTTTGGCACAACAGCGTAGCGAAGAGAAGCGCACACCAGAAGTTCGTAATGCTTTGGCATATGCAGGCACTGTAGGTGAGTTTGGTTCTCCTGAGTTTAATAGGGCATACCAACAGAAACTTGTTGAATTGACAAGCAAAGAAAAGCCAGAAGCTACTTCTACTGAAATGAAGAATGCTAGAGCAATTGCGCTATTGGATGGCCCAGAAGGTTCTCCTGCTTTCAATACTAAATATGCTTCAGAATTGGCTCGTTTGACTACTAAAGCCGAAGGTCGACCACTGATCAAAGAGATTGGTGTTGCAGAAGGTACTCGTGAGCCTGTTTATACCTATCAAGAAGGTAATAATCCTCCTCAACAGATCATTTACAAGAATATCAATGGTCAACAACAGATGATTCCATACACTGGTGGTGTGGATAGAACTACTGCTAAAACTCAAGTTAGTGTCACTCAAAAGGGTGAAGAAGCCTTTGTTACTGAATTGGGCAAATTGGATGCTAAAAAAGTTAATGAAGCATTCTCTACTCGTGAAAATGCAGTTAGTGCTATTAATTCATTGAACAAACTTGCTCAACTTCCTGATAACGAATTGATTACAGGTCAGTTTGCTACAGGTCGTGTTGGTGCGACTAATTTGCTTCAAACTCTTGGTTTAGCTTCTGCTACTGATGCTAAGAAACTCGCTACAAGTCAGGAATACCAGAAGGTTGCAGGCGATGTTATCTTGCAAACACTTGGTGGAAAACTTGGTTCCGGCTTCTCTAATGCGGATCGTGAGTTTATTGCTGGTTTGGTTCCACAATTGGAGACAAATCCTGATGCAAGACGCAAACTCATTTCATTTATGCAGAATAAGAATCAAGAGATTGTTAAAGAAACAATGCGCCTTGAGAACTATGCAAGACAGAATAAAGGTTTAACTGGTTTTGAGCCTAAGATTCCTATGTCTGTTGCACCTAGCCAGCCTAGACCTTATTCTGGCTTGAGTGATGCTGAACTTGATGCCAAAATTCGTGCTGCCCAACAACCAAATCGATAAGGAATGAATCATGGCTGACAATTTGGCAGAACTCATTGCTGAAAGAGAAAGACGCTCTGGTCGAGTAACTGGTGGTGTTGGTAGTGTTCTTGAGACACCAAAAGAAACGACAACCTTAGATGAGGTTAAGAAGGCCGTTACATCGCTTCTAAAAGGCTCTACAAAGGGCGTTATTGATGTAATCGGTGGTTGGGGTAATCTTTACGATGTCATCAAAGAAAGTAAAGAGCCAAATCCTCTATCTAGCCGTGGTTTGGTAAATGCTATATCTAAAGCTGGTGGCCCAGATTTAATGAAAATTGAGGGCTATAAAGGTCTTTATGAGATGGGTCAAGCAGGAGCGCCTGCTGCAGCTATGACTGCTATGGCTCCTGGCAGTAGTCTATTTAATCTTGCAACACCACTTCGCACCGCTGCTGCTGAGTTTACAACTGCTGGTGGATTGGGATTATTGTCTCAACAAGTGGCTCCTGAGAGTATGGCCGCTCAAGTCACGATGCAAACACTGCCTTATTTGGTTAAGGGTGGTGTAAGTGGTTATCGCTCTAAAGCACAACAAGACAGAATCAAAGAATATGTGGATTTGTTGCCTAAAGGCGATAAGAATATCTTTGAAGAGTTCATGCTTCGTGGTCAAGGTTCTTCCGATCCTGTGATTGCTGCTGACATTGCAAGACTGTCTCGCTCACCAAAATACTTGGAGTTGGTTACAGCACTAAATGAAGGCGCTGCTAAGAAAGCAGTGATGGGTATTGAGCCTAAAGCTGCTCCACTGACTCAAGAGCAAGCAAAAGTTGCCATTATCCAAGGCATTCAGAACAAGCTAGAAGCCATTCGAGATAGTAAATCTGCAAATTTGTTTGAGAAGGCAAAAGAGTATGGTGGTGGTCAAGGCATTGTTGACCCAACAGTAACAATTGCAAACATTGACAATTTGATTGGCAGATATAGCGCACAAACAACTCCAAATGCGGCTCGTGCTGTTGAGGTTTTGCAGAGTATTCGTGACCGCTTATCTCCATCATTTATTGCACCTGGCGGTGGCGGTACAACTGTCAAAACAACTCGTGAAGTGACTGGTATGGATGCGGCAGGTATGCCCATCACAACTCAAGTTCCAACCACTATCGAAATTCCTGGTGCTAAACCATACAAGGTAGAAAAAGGCCCACAGAAACTTACTGTTGAACAGACGCAAGGAATTTTGTCTGAGTTTGGTAAGAGGGCTTCTGCTGGCGATAATTTGATTAAAGACTTGTCCATCTCTGATGAACGAATTATCTCTAGTGCCATCTTTGGTGGTCTTAAAGAAGATGTTCGTAATGCAATTAAGACTTCAACTGGAGCAGATAAGTCTGCATTGAATCTTTTATCTGAAGCTCGCAGCCGTGTTGAGAAATCAAGCAATGCTTATCGTGAGGCAGTTGCTCAAGGTATGCCTGCTTACTTGCAGAACAAAACTCTTGCAGAAATATCTCCTGAAGAGTTGTTATCGACATACAAGAGCCTTACGCCAACACAAAGGGCAAGTATGCGTTCATGGGTAGAGAATACTGATTCTGCTGCTCTATCTGTACTTGATAAACAAATCTTTGATGATTTTGTTAATAAGGCAAGAGCGCCAAATGCAACTGGTGTAGAAACAGTAAATCTTGAATTGATGGCTAAAAACTGGCGTGGACTTAATGCTATCGAAAGAGATGCTTTAGCGACTGCACTTGGAACTAACGCAACAGAGTTTGGCAATCGCATGAAAGATGCTGAACTAATGACTCGCAAAATGAGTGTTTCTCAACCAACAGAGCCACCTATGATTGGTGGTCAAACTGTTCGTGAGGCATCTGCTGTTTTGGGTGCAACTGGAGGTTATTCAACATCTAAGATTGGACAACTTGCATTTGATGTTGTTAATACTTTTAGTAAGGGTGGTTTAACTGAAGACCAACTTATGAAGGCATTGTTGACACCAGAAGGCGCAAAGTTTCTGAAGACTGCTGCATTGTCTCCAAGGTCTGAGAATGTTCTAAAAGAATTGACTCAAATGGAGAATACAAACCCTGTTGCTAAATGGATGGTTGGTACAACTGCTCGACTAGGCCCAAGAATGGCTAGTGCAGAGCAACCTACTGTTCAAACAGAAGAACAGGCAAATATTGGTCAGGATGAACTTGCTGCATTGCTTCAGGAAAAGGCGTTGCGTGAACAGCAAGCTCCTGTAATGCCTCAAGAGTTGCAATAATGATCGACTGGGCTGAAGCATTTATTGCAGCAGCCTGTATCACTGCTTTTGTCATATTTTGTAGCTATATTGTTATCTGGTGTTTTCCATGATCGCCTTTATATTGGCGGCAACCATAGAGTACCGATGTATTAAATGGACTTGGGTTGGAGATGTATATAACCGAAAGGTTGTTTGTCTTAAGTGGGAGAAGAGGAAATGATTGATCCAATGAGCGCACTGGCTGGCCTGCAAAGTGCCATCAGTATGGTCAAAAAGGCTAGTAAAGTAGCCAATGACTTAGGTGGTCTTGCCCCAATGATTGGCAAGATGTTTGATGCTAAGAGCCAAGCCACTAAGGCCATGCTCCAAGCCAAACGAGAGAAAAAGGGTTCCAACATGGGAACCGCTCTGCAGATTGAGATGGCTCTTGAGCAAGCCAGGGCGTTTGAAGAAGAGTTAAAGATGCTCTTCATGCAGACTGGCAAGATTGATGTTTGGAATAAGATTAAAGCTCGTCAAGCAGAGATGGACTTGGAAGATGCCAAGGAATTGAGTGCTTTAAAGAAGTCTGAAAAAGAAGCAAAAGCCAAAGAGCAAGAGATGCAAGAGTGGGCATACATCATTGGTGGCACATTCTTTGTTTTATTCTTGTTCTATGTTGGTGTGAGCGAAATGATTGATTTTTGCCATACAACTAAAAGGTGTGGCAGATGAACGAGTACCAGAAGCAATTTAACTTGTTCTGCAAGATAATTTGTTATGGTTGTGCTGCTTGGTGGTTTCTTGGATTTTTGAGATTCTTGCCTAATGATTTGTCTGACAAAATAGTCAAACTTTTGCTTGGAAAGGTTGGTTTATGAGAATCACCACTTATCAACAAAACGCACAAATGCTTTGGGAG